ATTCGCGCCAGCCCAGAGAACCACCCAACAGTTATCGGCGACAGTCGTGAGGCTGGTCGAATAGGATGTCGTCGAACTACTTTGCCCGGTGTTTGAGTTATCCGGCTGGCCCGTTTGCGCCGCACCGGTATAGCTCGCAGCTCCCGCAATCAGGTAGTGATTGTTGGTGCAGTTGATGACGACGTCGTGTGTTCCACTCGCCGGATTCACGAGCATGTACAAATACGACATGCGCGTTCCGGAGCCGACCTGCTTTTTGACGAGCGTCATCGCGACGCCGTTATAGGTGACGCCGGTTATATCGTCGTTGCCGCCGCCGCCGTCTCCCTGAAACCCTACAAATAGAATTCGATTGGTCCCAGAGCACGTATAGGACGCCGTGAGTGAATTGGTAGTGCCGCCGTTGTTTCCCAGATCAGCGGCATTGTCGAGTGCGATCGCCATGACGGATTTACGCTAGACGAATGATCGCGTTAGAAGCGTCGGGCGTCGGAAAGACGATGGTGAAAGTGCCCGCCGTTGACGTTTTGTCTGCGCCGAAATCGAGCACGGCAACCGCCTTGTTTGATTTGCTGCTGTTATAGATCAGCGCGCCACGTGCAGTGATCGTCGCGCTCGTGAACGCAAGATCACTGAAATCGCAAACCGCCGTGTCGGTGGAAAGCGCTGGCGTGACGCTCGTCAGCGATCCGCCTCCGGCGCTGTAGCTTCCCGAAGCACCGACTTCGTTCGTGGCGGAATATGCAGTCGTCGTTTTGTCGAGGGAGGCTGACGACGTATAGAGGGCGAGCTTAAATGTGTCGCCCGTCGAAGCCGTGAAATCATGAATGGCTTTCAGGATTTCCGTCTTGAAGCTATTGCAAATCGCTTGAGTTAGAGCCACCGGTGCCCTCCGTCAAAAGGCCTTCTTTAACTTCGATCCGGACGTCCTTGCGAACCATCACTCCGGATCCGTCGAAATAAAGCGTCTCTATGCACTTCCCGCACGGCACGTCGGAAACGAGTTCTTCTTTGCGCAGATCGGGCGTTATTTCTCGCATGCTAGTAGCGCCTCGCGCTTACGCCTCTGAAAAGGTGCTTTGCTCCAAAAGGAATCTGGTAGGCAGCCGTGCGACCCGACGCGAGGATCCAGTCCTCCCGGTTTTCGTTCCAGTGACCTATGAGCACGAGCATTCCGATCTTGATTGATTCAGGAATGTCCGAAAGATCGTCGCCGTACCCACACACGAGCGTTATCCGCACTGCGTTCGCCTGCGGATACGTCGCTGGCCAGCAGGTATTCGCGACCGGAACAAGCCATGCGTCGTCCAGGTCTTTCATCAGCAGATACTTCGAAACGTCGAGCGTTTGAAGTTGGTTTGAGGGATCGAGGTACTGAACTGCCGCGGTATTTACCGGAGACTTCGGCAGGCGGATTTCGTGAGGATGAAAGTGAGGCCGGAGAATTAGATGCTCGATGTTGTGACGCCCGACAAGTTGAGAGGAAAACGGCCCGCCGGGGAAGTGCGACATTGTGAGCTTCCACGTCTGAGAGATCAGGGCGCGTCCGGTCACCTTTTCGGCTTCCTCGCGAGCCGCCTTGATCTTTGAAAGCAGTCCGAAATCTCCGTCAGAATCGTCGATGCGTAGCTCTGCCTTGACGTAGCCGAGCGACAGCGGCTCGGTCGTGGGCTTCGCTATGCATTCGAGGGTCTGCACGATTTACTTGCCTGCTTTTTTGGCTTTCGCGTGAGGCTTTGCCCGCTTGTGAGCGGCATTCTCGGGAGTTTCGTTGACGGCGGCTTCTGCCTGATCTTCTTCGCCTTCGTCTTCCGTGAATTCATCTTCTCCATGAGCCTCGGCGTCTTCCTCGGTCTCATCGAGTTCCGGCTGCATAACGGGCCGGACATGTTCGGCGTAACCGCCATCAACGAGCGGCTTAGCGTGCTCTTCGGCGATGTCAATCTCATCGCCAGCGTGAGCCTGGAAATGAGGACCTGCTACGCTCGTTCTCATTCGGATTCGCATCTTCGTTCCCTCCTAAACTCAAAAGCGCGGGCCCTGGCGATTCACATCACCAAGGCCGCGCGGCTGTCGAAAAGCGGATTTAAGTTGAGAACTAGGCTGTGCCTTCGGCCGGCGAAGCAAGCGTCTTCGATTGGCGGACGGTCGTGTCCTGCGTTACCGGCTTTTTCTTCGGACCGTACTGAAGGGCGATCACCGCGCCGATCGTCGAGTTTTGCGTTGCGCGAGAGAACACGGCGCGAACGTAGCGTTCTTGTGGCCGATAGATGTCGAGAATGATGATTCCGTCATCGTTCGTGTCCGCGAAAGATTGCTTCGAGCTCGCGAGGTCTGCCATGTCACTGCTGTCTGAGACTTGGCCTTGCTGCCCTTTGACATACGTGACGCCACCGCTGACAATTGCGCCGACAACAGCGATAAAAATCACGCCGTCGTAATCGGCCATGTCCACAGCAGAACTGTTTACATCGCTCGTGCCGGCCGCGGTCTGAGGCGTGACCAGCGTTGCCTTCATTCCTTCGTACATACGTTTTCTCCTTTTTTATCTGAAGGGCCTTTTACGGCCGGTTAATGGAATTTGCAGAGGGAATCCCGAATCGAAATCCCCTCTTGATCACAACCCCGCCTTTAGGCCGTCTTCAGGCGGACGAAAGCTTCCTCAAGGACCGGCATGCCGTCGCATTCAAAGCGACCGATAAAGCCGACCTGGTTCGTCGCCGCGTAGAGTTCATTGAGAACCTGCAGCTCCCACGACAGTGCGTCGACGATCCAATACTGCGAGAAGTCGGCCAGCATGCCGACGTAGAGTCCGCTCGTGAATGTGTTCGGAACGTATTCGCTGACGTTCACTGGGCGGCCGAGAAGCGTGTCGGCTGTGCCGCCAGCAAGCGACGGCGTCAGGTAATACTCGTTGGTTGTGGAGTTCTTCAGCTTTGCGAGCAACTTCATGCCGTCGCGGTGAAACAGCCACTGCATGCGGTTCCAATATTGGCCTTTGAGCTTGTACTTCGCGTCGAAGAGCCCATCCGCCGTGAAGTTGGTGGAAGAACCGGTGCTAACATCGCGACCCGTCGAAATGCCGTCACTGCTGGCGGTAAAAACGCCAAGTGGCTGTTGCACGCCCGTTCCGAGCAAGAAGGCCTTTTCCTGCGTGATGCCGACCTTGTATTGCAGGCGCTGCCGGATCAATCCCTCGGGATCTATGGCAGACGCGCGCACAAGCTTTTTTGAGAGCTTGATCAGTTTGGCGGCCGGATGTGGCGTGAGTTCGCGCTTGCCCACCGTCGGCCCGGCGGATTCTGATCCGGTCGCGAGTTCGGAGGTCCAATCCACGTCGTCGACATCGGTGTCGCGCGTGGGAACGCCAAGGCTCACGGCGTTCGTCATGGTGTGAACCGTGGCGAACTGGCGGAGAAATACTTGATCGTCGACGCCAGCAATCAGCTGGGCGATGAATTCCTGCGGCGGAACGAGATAGCCACCGGCAGTCCCGATGTCCATCTGCATCGAGCGTTGTTCAGCGTCAGTCAACCGCAGTTCGGCAGGCGTCTCTTTTAGCGCTGTCGCCGCCGCCCTCTTCCAGTACGCGCTTCGGAATTCCTTACTCGCAGTGGGACCGGCAAGCAGAATCTGCTTGGTCGAATCCGGGTTCTTGCGGCTCTCGAATTTGAAATGGCGCCGCTCCTTGTTCCCATCGTCAATGGGATTGACAATTGGCGCGCCGCGACGTTCGCCGAGACTCTTTTCCGCCTCATCGAGCTTTTCGGTGCGCTGGACTTCGCTCAGCTTTTCAGCTGCGTCGCCCATCATCTTGTCGAACTGCACGTTCTCTTCCGAAGTCATCGAACGCTGTTCTTTTTCCGCCTTCTCGTGGATAGCGCGGGCATCGGCGATCAACTTCGCCCGTTGCTGCCTGACTTCTTCTGTTTTCTTCATCACTTTCTCCCTAACTGGAATTGCGGCCCGCGCCGCGTTTATTTACAAACCCTGTACTTCTTCGAGCTGCAGACGGCGCAGAGCTCGCGAATTGTCAAAAGCCGGCGGCTTGGCCGATGGAATCATCTGCTCGATCAAAGCGCGCAGCTTGTCCTGGTCGCGCTGTTCGATCTCGAATTTATTAGCGCGGCGAAGCAGGATGTTTTGCAGAAAGTCAAAGTCTTCAGTGAACTTCGGGT